TTAAATATTAAATAATGATTTAATTTTAGAAAAAATTCCTCTACTTTCTTTTTTATCTTCATCATCAAATATATCTTTTCCTTGATACACTCTATTTTCAACTTTTTTAGTTTTTATAGTATTGTTATTTATACTAATTTGTGAATATGTTTTTTTTAAAGATTCAATTATATCATTATGTACACTATATGTAACATTTAAAATATCTCTTGCCCTTGTCATTCCTACATAAAGTAATTTTTTAGCTTCATTATATCCTCTCTCTACGAGCCCGTCATTTAATCCACATATAAATACAACTTTAAAATCTAATCCTTTTGCACTATATATAGTTGATAATTTCACACTATCATAGTCTAATTTAAAATTAGATTTTGTTCTTGTAGATTTACTTATTGAATAACATGGTATTCCTTTTTCTTTTAATACTTCTTCCATAATTTTTAAATAATTAGTATTTTTATATGAATTATATGGATGTAATATACACATATCACTATAAGGTATTCCATTTTGTTTAAGTTCTTTAATTCTCTTAGCTATTTTTTCAACTTCATCTTTAAAATCTAAACAATTTATAAGTCTTGGCATTTCTCCTACTCTTAAAGATGTTTCTGGATTAATTAAAAAATCATTATCTTCTTCATCAAAAGTTAAATCTGAACTTGAAATACTACTATCTACTAAAAAATTATGTGCAAAATCAAGTATTTGCTTAGTATTTCTATAGTTTTCTCTCATAATAACTGTTCTACCAGTTGCTTTTATACCAACTGATTTTAATGTATATTTTCTATTATATAAATTTTGTGCTCCATCTGAAGCTAAAAGCAGATGACTATGTTCTGGATTTCTTAACATTTTCACAATAAATTTTAACCATTCTTTATCTAAATCCTGCCCTTCATCTATTAAAATAGCATCATATCTCATATCTGCAGATATCATGTCATCAGTAATTTTAGATATATTTTCTGTTACATCTTTATCTTGAAATATTGGAGTTTTTAAATTAAACTGTTTTGATATATTATTAATTAAACCATGAAAATGAATAACTTCAACATTATCAATTCCATCATCTATTATTGAAGTTCTTAAAAATGTAGATAACGTTTTATTGAAGCACAAAACTAATATTTTCCAATCTTTATGAAGCTGAGCTAAGTATTTAGCTCTACAAATTAAAACTACAGTTTTACCACTTCCTGCAACCCCTCTTATTACTCTATGTCCATATCCTAATCCTTTAGCATATTGTTCTTGATTTATATTCATTACTTTAAAAATAGATTCATTATCTTGAGATAATTTAACTTCTTTAAATAAATTCCCTCTTATTCTATCTATCATATTCCTATTCAATGGTTCGAAATCATACTTAACAGGAATCATAGATTTTAATTTTTGTTTTAAATATATTTCATCAAAATTATCTTCTATCATTTTTAATTCATCTTGAAATAAAACACAATCTTTATTTATTGTATCTACAAAAGGACTATTTAAAAATGATTTTTTAGCTATTCTAGTAAAAACCACACCATGACCATATGAAAATTTTAAATAATCATTATTATTTTTTAACTTTTTATCTTTTTTTAATTCATCCACTATATTGAACATATATTTCCTAGCTTGTTTTAATGGATTAATCTTCTTCCCCATAGTTTTTAATTCAAAATAATTCGCATCTGCAGATTCTATAGATCCTATTTGCCAATCCTTTACCTCAAGAATAACAATACCTAAATCAGGTCCTAATATTATAAAGTCTGGATATCTATTATTAACTCTTAAATCAAACCATACTATATAACTTGAAGGAAGTGTTTCTTTTAAAATTTTAAATACTCTTTTTTCTCCCCCAGTAGCATTTTTTAAATAACTAATACTTTCTGGAATCATAACTGCCAATTTAATCACCTCAAACAACTTTTAATCTTCCTTTATTTTACAACATATATCATTTTATCTAAATTTCTACATTTTTTTATTAATTCCTCTAAAAATATAAAAAATCTTTATTTAATTTATCTACTCCCCATGTAATATATATACTCCCTTGTATTTCTATGAATATTGTCACTTCATTGAAAAAAGAAATAAAAAATAAAATGAGAATAACCCCTTACATTATGATAAAAAGGAGTTATTCTCGTAAATAACAAAATTTTTTATATTAATTTTTCATCATATATGTTTAAAAGTCCTACTCTTTTAACTCTTTCATATAAATTTTTTTTATCTATAGTATATAAACCTTTTTCTTTCATTCTTTCAAAATAAATCGATCCAGCAAATGTAAATCTCAATTTATTTCCATTTTCTTTATTCATCATTTCATTTGAGTAAGAGATCATATCTCCTATTGCCAAACTAACTGGAAGTTGTAAAAGTGGGATTCCAATTATATTTCTAACACTATTATTCCCCGCTAAATAACCGGTAATTATTGCTTCAGCTTGCCCGACCAAAATGCAATACCTAAATTATTTATTATTAACTATTATAAAGAATTATATTCACATATTGATGAAAAAACTATTGGTTCTAGAATAAGAAAATCAAGACTTTCTAAAGGATTATCTCAACTTGATTTATCAAGACTAACTGGATTAAGCGAAGGAGCTATCCATGGCTATGAAACAAATACTATTCATCCAAGCAAAAGTGCACTAGAAAAATTAGGACAAGTACTTAATTTAAATTATATATGCTCTGATGGATATTCTAAATTTTTACTTAGTAACTATCCTGAAAAGCTTAGAATGTGGAGAAATAAAAAAAATATAAGTATGATAAAAGCATCTGAAATTCTTGGAGTTGGAAAAAGCACCTATGCGAGTTGGGAAAATGAAACTTATAGTGTTAGTAAAAATTATTATTATAAACTTATTCACTTTTTTAAAAAACTATAAATAATTATCTAAATTGAAAATATAAATCTTTCATATTGCTAAAATCAGTCTTTATTTGTATATAATTTAATTTTGTATCAATCTTTTGTTTGTTGCTTAATATAATAAGAATAGGGAAAACAGGTAACTTTCCTTTATATTTTTTACTTATTTTTAAACCTTCATATTTTTTAAGTTTCTTTTTTAAATTGTTATTTGATATTTCTACTTCTAAAAAAAGTAGAAATTTTTTTTGTGTTTTTTTATTTTCTATACCAAACAATGCATCGCTTCTTATATTATTTATTTCAAATTCCTTTTTAAAATGTTTAATATTAAATAGCTTAGATAGTTGAACATAAAATTCTGTCCTCAAAACTCCATGTCTGATATTTACTGGTTTCTTCTTAATATAATACTTATACTCACTAATTTGATTTTCTCTAAATCTTTTTAGTTTTTTTTCTTGAACAAGTCTATTCAAACGTCTATAACAAACTCTATCTGTTCTATTAGAAAAAAACATCTGATATATTTGATTAGTAGTAGCAACCCCTACTTTTTCAATGAAATTTATTACCTTTAAATCTCTATCTTGAATTTTAGCACTCACAATATCACTCCTCGCTGTCTAAAAAATCAAAATCATTTACTTCACCATTACTCTCTCTTAAAACAGATTTTACTTTTTTATCTTGTTTAAGCTCTTTATCCTTTTTAAATCTATTTAATATATCTTGAAGATTATCTTCTGTAACTCTTATAGATTTTATATTTTCTACAACACATTGAACATTTGTATTAACTTTCTTCTTTTTAGAATATATCAATTTCTTAGTTTCCTCTGATGATAAATTGAATGCTTGAATTTTTTCAAATCCTGCACTACTCTTCAATATTGCTCTACCTTTACATTCAAGAGTAGCTAATTCACTATGATTTTCCCCCATTATTACCCTTGAATTAACTTCATTGCTTGTTTTTAAACCTATAATACAATCTGTATGACATGTAAGTGATTTAGATAATAATTCTCTGCTTGGATGTTGAGTTGATAAAATGCAGTTGATTCCAGCACTACGAGAAATAGCCATTAAATCCTCTAGGCTTTTAATTAATTTCTTCTCTGATCTTGCTAATGAAATTTCATCGAAAATCATCAAGTGATAATCCAATTGTTCTTTTTTAAATTTTTTATTATACTCTTGAATATTTAAAACTCCTACTCTTTTAAATAAAATCATTCTCTTTTTAACAATATTTTTTAAGTTGTTCACTGTTTCATAAACATCATCTATTTCATAACATAAATTTTCTATTTTATCCATGCGATTAGCAAATAACCCAAATTCTGCACCATATTTCAAATCAACGAGGTGTAATCGGACATTTGGTTTAGATACTATTGCTGTAGTAATAATATTTCTAAGTATTGTTGATTTACCTGAGTTTGTACTTCCAGCAACTAGACAATGAGGATCTTTTTCAAAATCTATATATCTTAGTTCATTTGATATATTCTTACCTATACAATACTTTTGAGGACTTTTAACATTTATCAATTCAAATTGTATGTTTGTTTGCATATCTCTATTGAATACCTTTATGAAGACACAATTGTTATGATAGGCTATTTCTATGTTATTTACATTTAAAAACTCTTTAATTTCCGTTTCTTTTTCTTTAAATTTTTTAGACGTTATAGCACTGCCTGCTGGTATATTAAATATTAATAATTCTCCATAATCTGCTTTTTTTCTATCTACTAATTGTGGAGTTATTATTAAATCTTTTTCTTTAACATTAATATTAGAGTTTATAAAGAATTGATTCCATAACTCTTTATCTTTGTCTTTAAATAAATTTAGTTTATCAAAAACACCATATACAGTTGTAACTATACCTACTCCACTTAAACTTATTGGAATTAAAGGGTTAGCCATAAAACCTAATCCAAATATTCCAAAAGCAGTGGCACACAATCCTATTTCTATTAAGTTTTTCTCATCTGATTTTTTACCATCATTTGAAAATTTATCTAAAAATAATTCTAAATCTTTTTCACCTGTATCGTTCATCTTCTTCCAATCTCTATCTCCTCCTTGAATCAATCCACCCATATGATTATCCCCTTTCATATTTTATAATTTTTTCTAATTTTTATTTTTTACAATTTAAAAAATTTTTTAAAGGAAAAAAACGTAAAGCAGCACAATGCTTGCCTGACTGTATTTAGGAATTTTAAAACTTATTCAATAAAATTTTTAATAAATATTAGCATTTCAACAACTTATAATTTTTTAAGTTATTGAAACTTATTCTATATATTGTTTGTATAGATAGATTGAATACCTTTTATAATAACAACATATTCAACAAAGAGGAAAATATTGTATGTCCATTTGATTTTTTTCTTAAAATAAATTAATTTATCCAAAACTTTGGATTTATAAACAATAAAAAAATACCTAGATTTAATCTTCTAGGTAAAATATATCTTCTACAAGTCTATTTAATTTTTTTGCTATATACAACATAGATTCAGCGCTTGGAACAGTACCATTTTCATAATTATTATATTTTCGATAATCCATTTCTAATATTTTAGATGAAAATTCTCTTTGATTCATCATAAATTCTTTCATCCGAATTTCTTTAAGCCTATTTTTTACAGCCATGGCTCCCTCCTTTATTTCATTTTTAATCATATAATATGTATTAGTCTTTTATAGTGTAAATCCTTTACAAAAATTACGACAAAAAAATAAAAAAAGCTAGAAAGACCTAGCTATATAAATAATATTTTTTACTTTATTTTTGATTACGAAAAGCATCTTCAGGTTGAGATATAGTCACTGATTTTTCATCATAAACTATATCACTATTTTCAAGAGGTAATATTTTTAGAATAAATACTAACATATATCCAATTCTAACTATTCCAACAATAAACAATACACTTAAAAATATAAAAATTAATATTCTATAATTAAAAATTATATTATCTGAACCTGTTTTAAAAATTATATAAAAACTATGTAAAAGAATAAGTAGTCCACTTACTATAGGTTCTATAAAGTAATATATTAACATATTCCACATTTTTTCTTCATTAATTTTTTTAATAATCTTCTTTTCTATAATACCAATCAATATAGTAATTGATGTTATTAAAAAACCTACAAGAGTTACCACAACCGTTACAATCATGCTAAATAAAGTATCTATTTTGAATATATAAATACTCTTAACATTACATTTGTAAAAAATGTAAGTAATTATAATCGATATTATGTATGTAATGAAAATTTCAATATATTTTTTAATTTTCATTTCTATCCCTCTTTTTAAAAAATATCATTATTATTCTTTCTCTTCAAATAACACCTCTTTAAAATAGGATATACCTTTTCATGTGTTAAAGGATTTTGTTTATCTACCTCAAATTTTTCTGTGTCTTTTACTCTATCGTTTAATAAATCAACTTTTTCTGTTATTGTATCTGGATTATTTTTAAATTTCACTTCTAATTTGGAAGTTGCCTTTAAATCATGTAGCTCATCAATTGCTTCATCTATTAACCCTGGTGCTAATGTTCTATCACGTTTTACATTCCCAAGATAAATTTCCACTTTTAAATTTGCACCTTTATACTTTAAAAAACTTTTAAGTAATCCACCTAAATGTGATTCTTCATTAATTTCATTTAGATCGTCTGTAGATAAACCAAAGCTAATAGTTCTATAAATCTTACCTTTTAACATTTCTTTAACATCTCTTCTGCTTATAATTGGTTTTAATTTTATTAGTATATTTTTATTATCAATTACTTTATTTAAATATTCTTCTATTCCAGAAGGAGTTAGACTATTCCTGTTTCTATGAAAAACTAATATACATTCTTCTTTATCATATAAAGCAGATGCAAATTCACCTACATATTTATCATCATCTAATGCTATTATTTCATATTCTCCATCTTCATCAGCAATTCCTGGAGGGCAATTTTCTCTCAATCTTAAAAATTGAATTTCCCAAACCTTATCACTGTCATGATATTTTACAGTTTGTATCCTAGCTTTCTCACCTCTGTAATTTTGAGTTGTATCTTTTGCCGTTAAAGTGCTAGCTTTTTCTAAAATGCCTGTTATATCATACCTATTTTCTATTATATCTCCGTTTTCATTTTTTATTGCACAAAAAATTTGAAAATAATCAAATTGTACATATTTATTAGCCATATATAATTCCTCCTATAATTTAGTATTGCATACATATTATAACACCTTCTATTAATTTATGACAATAAATAGAGAAAAAGGAACTTGCCAATATAAACATAAGTTCCTCTCATCTGTGCGATACTAAATTATAGGTTTGTTAGCTTTATTATATCATATTTAGAACATATATTCTATACATAAATTTTATCAAGCAAAAAATAAGAAAAGAGGTAGCATCATGGCTACCCTAATTTTCTTGAAACCTTTTTAATAAGCTCTCTTACATATTCTGTTTTATAATCATCATTGTTTATCCAATAAGCAGGAGAATTTATTACTCCTTTTTCTGCTAATTTATTTATCGCGATCTTAAAATCATCATCAACCACTCTGCTCTCCCTCTTTAATTCATTTAAAAGCCAATTATAAGGGAATTTTTTTCCTGGACAAGTCTTATAACTCGCAAACTGATTATGCATATATACAGGTAATTGTCCATATCTACACCATATATTTCTTATAAGCTCAATCAATTTGTACAATTGTGCCTTTGATGGTTCATCTATATCAAAATTTCCAACTAAACATATCCCTATACTGCTTGAGTTTTGTCCCTTTGTGTGTGCTCCTACTTCATTTTCATCTCTTCCCTTGAGAATTTCATACTCATCACCTACAAGCTCTATCCCCCAATGATAACCTATATCTCTCCAACCTTTACTTTTATGATACTTTCTTATAGCATTCCAGCTTACAGTTTTTCCATCTTTCGTAAGTGAATGATGTATTATTATTTTATTTGGCTTATTCATTTTCAGCACCTTCTTTCTTATCATCTAAAAACCATTTACCTTCTTTTGGATTAGATATAATTCCTGCTATAATTAAGATACTTAAAAATGCTTTTGTTAAAGTTTCATAGTTACCAGGAAGTATTATATTTATATCATATACTTTCAAACTATCAGCTAATATTGGAATAAAAGCTAATATAGAAACCCATAATCCATAATTTCTGAACTTATTATCCATTATAATTTCCTCCCTAACCTAAATGTGTAATTCCAGCCATAATAATAGCTCCTGCAACGGTACCTAAAATACCCCACAGAAGCTTATTTGGTCTACTTTCAATATCTTCTATTTTGTTTGCTATTTTTTCTATACTTCCTTTTATTTCATTAAGAATGTTGAATATCATATCTGTTCTTTCTTTTTCTACATCTGTTTTTCGCTCTAAATTAGTTATTCTTATTTCAAAATCTTTATTATTTTTTTCAATCTCTTCTACTCTTTTAGCAAGTGTTGTCATGTATACACAGTCTTTACAATCATTCATTTAACTTGCTCCCTTCATTAGTATACATCATTAGCATAATCAGGTATATCAATCTCAAACATATACTGAATCTTCATAGTATTTGCATCAGTTTTTTCTACTGGTTGAGCTAACTTAGTGTGGGCTCCTATAGGCTTACTTGTTAACAATGCTCTAATTAAGAGATAGTTTTTTTTTCTTCCATAATACCTACTTATCCATCTATCTGTTCCTAAGATATTATAGTAATCAGTATAACTGGTATTATCAAATCCAAAATTCATCTTAGATGGTTCTAAAAGATTTCCTTGGGGTGTAATTACCTGATAAAAGCTAGTACCACCTTGAGTACCACTATAATATAAATAAATTCTATTAGCACTTCTATAAAAGTTATAAATTCGTACTCTTCTTTCAATGTTTCCACTATCCATTCCCTTAGTGGCAAACCAAGTTGAGTTACCAATTTTCGGTTTTAAATTCATATCTTGAATAATATTACCATCTGCATCTACTCTTACCCATCTACTTGTGTAGATGTTTTCATTATACTGTTCATCAAGTCTATAGGTATAACCAATAATATCAATACAACCATCTAAATAAACGCCTTCATCTGATACTTTCTCGTAATTAAATAATATGTTATAGTCTATATCTTTAAAAGATTGACTCATATTAACATCTACAAAGCTAAGTTGTACTCCAACTTTACTCCATTTATATATTCTAAGGTATCTTTCATTTGAAATATAATAGGTACAGTGACCAATAAAGATTAAATTTCCATCCTCTTGAATATAAGGACATACACTGCTTAAATAATCATATTGTCTAACTTCATCATTACTATCAGGAACTAATGGATTACCTTCAGAGTTTAAAAGTTTTACCACTTTATCCCAAAGCACTATATCATTTGTGCTTAAATCAAAAGGAATCATAAGCCAGTGGCCTTTTAAGTGTTCTGGGAATTGTACGTAGTTTGATTGAGTAACATTTGTTTCTTTCCCATCTAACAAAACCCAGCCTTTTGTAAGGCTAGTAAACTTTATTGTTCGTGCATAATTAAATAATCTATTAACAACCCAATATCTTTCAGGTTTTGTAGTGCTATCGAGATAATAATCTGTATCTCCATTTTCTCTACCATACAGACAAGGTCCTTGATAAAAATAATCCTTATAATTAGGATCTGATTCTCCCCAATAAATACTCTCTATTCTTCCATTAGCAGCATGAGTTGGAAAGTCAAAGACAAAATTTATCTTCATTTTATTATCAGTGACTTCAAATCTAGTTTCTGCCCTATTTATGGTACCTCTTTTAATATCATCTCCAGAGTATGTACTATTCCTATGGGCATACCCTATAACATTACCCATAACTCTTTGTTCATTTACATTTTCAGGTTTATCATAATCTGTTAAGTAAAGATAATTAAACCAGTTGTAGTTATAGGAATCTCTAGTATTTCCAACTCCCATTACACCATTTAGGAATTGGTTAATAAATGTATCTTTAAAATATAGGTCTGGTATTAGGTTTTCTGTATAAGCTTCTTTTACTTTTTTATTTGTTTTTTCATCAAAGAGCTCAATTAGTACTTTACCTTTTATTCCTGTGTCTTTTTTCTTCTTTTTATCTGTATAAATTTCTCCTGTTAAATAATCTTTATTGTAGCTTATAACTTCTCTTACAGCCATACTCTACCTCCTAAATAATAATATCCAAAGGAGAAGTATAATTTATTTTAATTCCTTTAAACTTACATTCATCTGTTTCTTCTCCTTTATAAAAACGAAATGCTAAGTATAATTCATCACCCATTTTAAATATTTCTTCATAGTGAGCTTCAGTTATTACTTCAAAATCTTCTTTTCTCATTCCTTTTATTGCAAAATCTGTATCATTTGTAATATCTACAACTTGCCATATTAGGTTAGTAATATCAAAAGCGTACCATGTGATTTTGTCTTTGCTTAAGGCGTACTGTAAATCACCAGTTCCACTAACAGTATCATCAATGGTAATTGAACTAATTGTTTGTTCTAGTATTCTTCCTGTGTTTTCTACTACTATTTTAGGAAGGCTCTTTACTGTTTCAATTAGTTTAAGACAAAAGTTTTCAGGGCTACTTACTACTTCATCTTCATTTGTAAAATAATAAATCTTAGGTCGCAAATCAACAAGACCTGCCCTACTTACTTTTAGTGTCTTCATTCCATAGTTTAAAAATATCTCATCGGTTAATTTGTCTGGTGTTAAATCCACTAGTTCCTGATTCTGTTCATCAATTATTTGAACTACTTCATACTGCTTGTTTGTTTCATTCCAAGCTTTCATTACTCCTTCATCTTCTATAAAATAGCGACTTTCCACAATATTTAAAATTAAATTGTCTATATACGCCCGGTCATCATTTTTACTTACCGAACCATCTTTATAATACTTCCAATGAAAGTTATGTTTTCCTTTTGGCAATGTTTTTGAAAACTTATTCCAACCAACAACTCCTGATTCTCTAATTTCTCTATTTCCATCAATATAAAATTCAAATTTGTCATAACTACTTTCAGAACTAACCCGCCAATAGAATTCTATATAATCTGTAGTAACTGTCAGATAAGCATTAGATTCTTGGCTATGAGAAATATCTTTACTTCCATAAGAATAATTTCCATCATAAGCCCTTTGAGTAGTTCTTTCCCAATCTCCTGTGAAATTAAATATCAATGTTTCCTTTTCAAAGGTTTCTATTTTAAGCATTTATTTTAGACACCACCTACTTTGATTAAACTTACTTCAAAATTTTCTAATTCCCTATATTGACTTGGGTCTGAAAACTGTACTGTAAACATAGCTCCTGTTCCTATAACTACTCCTGGTCCTCCTACTGTAGTTGGCTTTAGTTCTTTAATAGTAATATAATTATCTTCTTTCCAGTTTCCATCTCCTACATCTTTTAGCTCTTTAAAGTGTTTCACCCATTCGTCTGTAATTAGATTTAAGTAGAAATCTTCATTAGCCTTCTGACTAATTCTAGTGATTTTCATAGTAATTTTATTATCTGTTTTTATGTTTGTTGGGTCTTTGCTTAATGCTTCATTATAGCTTATCTGCTGTAAAATTTGCAGCTTATCATCTATAGGATTATTAATATTTACCTCCGTTTTTAAATTATTTTTATAACTTTGTATTTTCTTTATAAACAAAGAATATAGTACAAATTGCATAACTTCTGCCCTTGGTAGACTTGGACTTAGTCCCCCTTCTAAATTCCTTCCTTCTATCATTACTTGCAAATTGTTTTTATCAATATTAAATGTACCTTCTGAAGTTTTCATTTCTATTACAAAAGCATGATGTCCTGCTGTTACTTGAGGAATAGGAATAGTTAAATTAATTACATTTTCACCATTTGATAACTTTTGGCTAGGCTGAAACTCATAATATTGCCCATCTAATGAAAACTTCATAAAAAGTGTAAGATCTGCTGAAGCACTTCCGTTAATGATTAAATTACAAGTTAGGTTAGTATCTGCTAAAGTTGAAATACCTACTGCAATTGCTTGATAAAATGAAGTTGAACTTATTATAATTGCTTCACTATTTTTCTTTATAATAACTGCGTTTTGACTTCCTTCAATTTTGCTTTCCAGTTTTTCTATAATACTTGTAAAATCTAATTTATTTATTATTGTATTTAATGGATTCCCAAGCTCAATTTTAGTATTTATAGGTCTTAATAAATCTTTAACTATTTTTATAACACGTAATTCAGAGTAAATACCAAGTTTCTCATGTTTTACCTTTACTATATCTCCTAAACTTAACTTAAACAGATTTGAATACTCTTTATATTCTTTTGTTTTACTAAGTTCTAAAAAATCAACTTTAATATTAATAAAAGGATTAGAAATCTTTTTTATATACTCTTTAGCCACGTCTCTCAGTTGCTCTACATCTTTAATTCCTTGAAACTCTACTTTTCTTGTTATTGGATATGGAAGAAGATTTGTTATGCTACTATCTGCTTCTATATATCTTTCAGGAAGAACTAAATTGTTCTCTCCAATTGGATATATTCGTGTAGCGAATTCATTTATATCAACGATAGCCCTTAATCCTTTTATATTCTTACCGTATTTTATTATAATGTCTTTTGCTTCTCCCAACTTTTCTACTATTTCAATCTGATAGTTATTTCTCTTTAACTCCCCACCATATATTTCAAAAAGTTTAAAAATGGCTTCAAGGGCACTTACATTCCTCATTTTCACAGGATAAATGTTTTTTTCTGGCGCTGTAAATTCAAATATTACTTGTGCTTCAGGTGGTATAGTACCTTCTAAAGCTTCTTTCATGTTTGCATTTAAAAGATTTACTGCTTCTATAAAATAAAAAGTAAGGTCATAAAATATATGCCTTGCCCACACCTTTATTTTCCTTATAATTTTCTGTTCTCTCTCAATCTTATATATTCTAAAAAGCTGACCTTCTGCCTTTATAATATTAAATTCTATAAGAAAATTTGCTTTTTTAGAGTTTGCAGGGTATTCAATATATAAACTATATTCTCCATTAAGCTCTTCAGTTATTTCTGCTTTTATACATTCATCAAGTATTGCAAGTCCGTTATTATCAAAATTTCCTTTTCTAGTCTTCTTATCATAAACTATAATCACTACAACCACCGCCAGTTAGGGAGAATTTCTATCTTTTTTACATTTCCTGTCCAAGTAAGATTGTTCTCTGCTATTTTAAATTTTGGAAATTCTCCATTCATTTTAGTATTTAAAATGTTGCCTTCATCATCATAAGCATCTTGGATTATTGAGTTTATAATTATTTTATTAGTTATTTCTTTAAGTTCTATATGTTGTTCATTTATTTTTAGTAATATATCTCCATTACCATAAACTCTAATTATAGGCTCACTTTCAATAGTACCTGGATTAATTATATTACTACTTTCTGTAATCGTAAGTAGACTATTTTGCACAGCGTATTTAAAGGGTCTACAGCTAAAAAGAATTAAAAATCTTGAAGTATATGTAAACACCTGTTCAAAATCTATGCTATTGACAACTTGAGCTATATACTTTTTATCAGGCTCAAAGCTAAATATTAAATCACTTTCTCCTGCATTAAATAACCATGCTTTTATTTCATCAAGCTTTCGTACTAGATTCTCTTTTTCTTTTACAGCACATTCAATTCCTATTGTAATATCTTCAAATGTACTTTCATCATATTTAAGTCTTGAATGCCTCCCTGGAATATCTATATAAGATACCCTTCGCTTCGTTGAAGGGATGGTCGGTCTTTTTGCAATCAGTATTCCAAAGTCTAGATAACTATCTTTGCCATTAAAGTTAAAGCTTAACACTATTTTCCACCCCTTCCCATTGTTACTCTTTGTCTATAGAATTCTAGTTCATAAGCAAGTTGCTCAATGTCTTTATCTGCGTTATTATAAAAATTTTCTATATGAAGAGTAATTCCACTAGAAGTAGCACTTTCAGAATTAAAACTTTTATCTCCTACTTTTTTAAGAGCTCTTGCTAGAATATCATCTAGTCGATCGATTGGAAGTACTGCTTCTGTTCCCGCTTCACCAACTCCGATAACGCTTGGTCTATTAAAAATACCACCCTTTGCATACCAATTAACATGTACTTTAGGAACAGGAATACTAACACCAGCTATTTCTCTATGTGAAACTGAAAAATCAAAATGAGGTGTAGGAATATGGATATTTTTAAATGGTCTTACAATAGCTCTTGCTATATCCCTAAAAATATTACTTGCTTTTGATTTTAAATTATTCCATGTTTCCGTTAAGCTATTTTTAATATTACTCCAGGTATTTATCATTTTAGTTTTTATATTATTAACTGATTGTGAGATTGTATTTGATATACTCGACATCTTACCACCAGTAATTTTGTCAAGAACATTGAATGTATTTTCCCAAACAGTTTTGTATATTTCTGTATAAGTTCCTATTACACCCTTTATACCTCCACCATGTTCATTTATTTTACTTCTAATTATTTGCCATGTTTGTGATGTGTTTTCTTTCATTGAATTCCATTTTTCAGACATAGTACTTTTTATAGAATTCATCTTATCTTTTACATTATCGAATACACCTGATATTTTACTTTTTACTGTAGTTTGTATATTCCCCCATGCTTCACTAGTGCTAGTTTTTATATTATTCCATGTGCTAGTAGTTTTTTCTTTAACTTGATTCCATTTGTTCGATATACTTTCTTTTATATCATTAAATTTTTTACTTAAAAACTCTTTTAATTTTTTAGCACCTTCTTTAATCTTATCCCAGTTTTTAATTATCAAGTATCCTGCTACAACTGCACCTGCGATAGCCAAACCCCAAGGGCTAAATAAGCCACCTAAAAGTGGTTTTAAAAATCCAGCAAATTTAGTTGCTGCTGATGAAATAGATCCCCAATGCGTAATTAATTTGCCTCCGACTAACATCACATTGCCTATCGCCCCTGCGAATTGTCCAAATATGAGTAATATAGGACCAATTGCCGCAACTAATAAGCCTATTTTTACTATCAATTCTTGCTGTGCTGGACTAAGTGAATTAAATTTATCTGTCCATTCTTGTATTTTAGCAACTAGTTTTGTTATCATAGGCATTAGTGTTTCTCCTATGCTTATAGCAGCACCTTCCAAAGCTGATTTTAATTTTGTCAATTGACCTTGAAGATTATCTTGCATTGTTTTTGCCATTTCTTTTGCTTTACCTTTGCTTTCTTCTATTGCACTCGCTAATTTCATATAATCTTTTTCACTTGCATTTACTATAGCTAAAAGTCCTGACATAGCTTCTTTCCCTGCTATTTGTGCTGCATAAAATGCTTGTTGATCTGGTGTTAAATCTTTGAATTTTTCTCTTAATTCTTCCATTATTTGAATAAAAGGTTTCATTTTACCAGTAGTAGCATCTTTTATAGTTATACCAAGCATGTCCATAGCTGTTCCACTTTCCTTTGTCGGTTTAACCAACCTTGTCATAATAGAACGTAAAGCAGTACCACTATTTGATGCTTTTATTCCTGCATTAGCCATCAATCCTAACGCAAGAGCTGTTTCTTTTGCTGTATAACCTAAACTTCCTGCAACTGGTGCTACATATTTGAACGATTCGCCTAACATGCTAACATTTGTATTCGCATTACTTGAAGTTGCTGCTAATAAATCAGCAAAATCATTTGCTTCATTCGCTTTCATACCAAATGCTGTCATTGCATCTGTTACTATATCTGATACAGTTGCTAAATCTTCTCCGCTAGCTGCTGCTAAGTTCATTACTCCACTTAATCCATCAAGCATTTGTTCTGTTTTCCAACCAGCCATAGACATATATTTAAGTGCTTCTGCACTTTGGCTAGCACTAAATTTTGTTGTTGATCCCATTTCTAAAGCTTTATCTTTCAAAGCTTCTAAATCATCACCTGTAGCTCCACTAATAGCTTGTACTTCAGACATAGCAGATTCAAAATCCATTGCAGTTTTGACACTTGCAGCACCTATGCCAACAAGCGGCATTGTAACTGTTGTAAGTGATTTACCAACATCTTGCATTTTTTTGCCCACGTTTTGCATTTTAGTGCCTACAGCTTTTAGTTTGTTCCCTAGCTGTATCCATCTATTCTCTTGTATTCTAATATCATCATTAACCTTTTTTAGATCTCGTTCTAAATAATTTAACTTTGTCTGTGCATTATTATATTGAATTGCTAAATTCTGTGTAGCTTTAGCATCTGTGCCTTTTGTTTCTTTCGATTTTTCAAACGCTTCTTTAAGTGCTTGTACTTTTTGTTTCTGCAAATCAATAGATTTATTAAGATAATCAGCTTTTACTTTTAATTTATCTGTAGAACTTCCAAAGCCACTTAATGCACTGCTAGCATTTTTAAATTCTGATTGTACTACTTGTAATTGCCGATCAAGTTTAGTACATCTGTTTGTCTGCTGTTCTATTGTGTTATTTGTTTCTCTTAATTCATTTTCTAATCTTGATAGTTCTGCTTGAGCTCTATTGTATTGAATAGCAAGGTTTTGTGTCGCTTTATTATCTGCCCCTTTTGTTCGTAGACTCTCTTCGTATTTCCGTCTCAGCACTTCAACTTTTTGGCTTTGTATATCTATTTGTTTATTTAAACTTTCTGCTTTTAGTCGCAATTGTTCTGTAGAATTACCAAAATTACCTAATTTAACACTTGCTGCTTGAAATTCTGATTGTACTACTCTTAATTGTCTATTTAGTTTGCTAATAGAAGTGTTAAATCCAGTTGAATCCATACCTACCCTAACAACAAGACTACCTACTTCAGCCATTATCTCACCTCCCTATTCCTATTATAGAATTTGGTCAATATATGTTTTCTTCTCTTCAACATCTAATCCATTAACTTGTATATGCACCCTCCACAATGCATACAGTTTTTTAAGAGTGCATTTCCAAAACTCTTTTTCGCTCATTCCTAGAAGCACAGTAGCCATGTAATATAACCAATCCCAGTCCAACGTTTCATTGTCAGACTGGGATTCTAGTTTTTTTCTTTATTTTCTTCGTCACCATTAGGATTAGGCATAGCATCACTTATTGCTTTTGATATAATATCTACTACTTCATTAAGTTTTTCTAGTGTAATCATCTTACCTACTTCTTTTTCTGTAAGTCCTTCATCTTCATGTATTAATCCAGCCCAAAGCAACGTTCTTATTCCTTTCACACTACCCTTTTGCAATTCTTCAAATGCTTTCTGAATGCTGCCGAACCTATCTTCTAATTCACAAAATGAATTTAAATCAAACAATAAATGTCTTTCTTTATCCAATTTAATTTTTATGCCTACTTGCTTTAATTCTTTACCTTTCATTATTTACACCTCCAAATTTAAGGTAGGAAATTAATCCTACCTATGCTAATGTTGCATTTTCTTCATATACAGAATCAAACCATTTGTCAGCTAATGCTTGTGTGAATCCTGTTGTATCTTCATCTGCTGATACTTGCCATGCTTCGTCATATATTCTTTTTAAGAATGTTCCTTTTAGTTTTGGAGTAGAGAAATTGGCTTTATCCTCATTAGTATGATATTCTTCTTCAATGAGTGAAAATTTACCTTTGTAAAGCCATACATATTTATATTTTCCATTAGATTTTTTGCTTTTAAAACCAATCGCAACGTATGGTGCTTGGTCTGTTGCTTTTTTTACCAATGCACCATTGTTATCTATTGTATGTCCTTGTAAATCTGCAAGAACCTCAACTGGTAAATCTGATACTTCTAATTCAACACTAATCTCTCCTAAAGTTTCAACAGTTTCAACAATACCATCATCAGCATATAAACTATCAGTATTTGTTGATGGACTTATCTTTGCATCAATCGCAGGTGCTATCGGCTTTACTGTATCATATGTAACGCCTGTGTTATCATCTTTAACAAGTTTTGCGTAAACAAGATTTCTTAAACCTATTGTAGCCATAAATAACACTTCCTTTCTTAATTTTTAATTATTTTGAGCATAGAAAAAACGCATACTTTTATGATATACGCCTGTATCTTTCTCATATAAATCTATTGATGATGTTCTCTTAAATCCTACGTTTTCAAGTAGTTCTCTTGTTTGTTTTGCTATATCATTATAATTACCTTTACTCCAAATATCAATTTGAACATAAAACATTGTTTGTATTTCAACATCATCAGCAAACAACTCACCTTGTTCATTGTAACAGAAAAAAGTTATGTAAGTATCTTCGTTTCCGTTGTATTTTTGAAAGCAAACAGGTATTCCTAAGGGTTGTAATGTATCAATTATCAATTTATTTATCATAATCCCAACCCCTTTTTAAGTTCTTTTATTATAATCTCTTTTATTTTGCTTTTATTTTTCTCGTAAGCAGGGGCTAAATAAGGTTTTGCTGGCATTTTACTTGTCCCCCACTCAATAAATTTTCCATAAAACATTTCACTATTATCACCTTTTGTAATACCTACTTCCACATACTTCTCACCATTTTTAGTTTTAATATTACTTATTTTAAGCCCTTCTCTTAGTCTCCCTGTATCAACAGGTGCATTTGCTTTTGCATCTTCTAAAATCGGCTCTGCTGCTTTTTTTATTGCTTTATTTTCTATTCTACTTGTTTTATTACCCATTTCCTGCAATTTCTGCTCTAATTCCTTTAAACCTTCTAGTTTAAATTCAGCCATTGTTAACCACCTCGGCTATTAACTCAACAAACTTATTGTTAAAATTATAATTGTTTATATAAACAATATTATATAGTTTATTATTAAATCTAATTTTCATATCTGTGTTTAATTTAATGTCTTTTCTATATCTAATAAGAAATCGTATTTTGACTTTACTATAATCTGCACCTGCTTTAAAAACTTCTCTTCCACTCATATTAGATACTTTTGCCCAGCACTTACATACTTCTGTTTCTTGCTCTGTTGCAAAACCATATTCATCTTGCATTTGTTGTATTTCTACTATAGATATACGTTTATTCAGTTCGCCTATTTTTATATCCATAGTTACACCTCTTCTTGTGTATATTTTAACTGCAATATAATAGTCTCTAAGCTAAAAGCAAGTTTATCAGCTTTGCCAGTAACCTCTCTATTCTCGTACCAATGAGATACTAATAGCTTTATTGCTAGTTTATATAACTCTTTTGTATAGTCTTTATTTACACCTGCATTAGTTAAATATTCTTCTGCTGCAGTAATTAAATTATCTAATAGCATATCTTCTTCTGTGTAATCTTGTTCTAATCGTAGAAATTCTTTAACTTCTGATATATCCAATATTATCACCACCTATTAAAAAGAAGGGAGTACCCCTTCTTTTATACTACTGCTGTAACGTCAATTTTACCTCTTACAATCGCAGCACTATCCCATGCTTTATACTGCTCTCTTTCGATTACTCTTAGCTCTGTCCTATCTTTCCTAAATGCTGTACCACCAACATTAGTTGAAGCTATTTCATATCTTTGTCTATCAAATTTAATTACTCCCTCTTTAAAATCTCCAACATATATTGGCGCATATTTTGTAGTAGTTCCAGTAGTAGACAGTTGACTGTTAGGAACTACTATAACAGGTTTACCGAATAAGATTTTGCGTGTAGGTTGAGTTATATCATCTTTTAGAAGTGGTCTACCATTTTTATCTTCTAACGTATCAAGATATTGGAATCCATCTTGATTAGTAAGTATCTTAGCTCCTACAGCATGTATTGGATCAAGTGTAACATTCAAAGCTTTCTTAATAGCTTTGTAGTCAGCAAATGTTTTTTCACTTAAAGAATTTAATATCGCTAAAAATAATGTATTATTTGTTACAATAGATTTCTTGCCTATCCATTTTTTAAGATAGTTAATTATATTTTGGTCGCTATCTTTAAGTAAATCATTCGGGATTGGTAACCAACCAGCATATTTCTGAATTGTATAACTAATAGTCTCAAATTGTGGGCTTGCCATTTCATCTATATCAGCCGTATCATCAGTAATATTAACAAGTGGAGTCATAGTTGCTATCTTTTCAATTACCCTACTACCTGTAAGACTAGAAACTGGTTCAATTGTTGCAAGTTTAGATAAATCAATTAAACTCCTTTTATATTCGTTTATTTTTGTTTGTAAATCTTGTGGCACCAATAAACCACCATCAGCGTCAGTACTTTCTGATAAAGAGTTTTTGAATTCTAAAACTTCCCTGTCCTCAGCTGTTAACCTTTTACCCTTAAGTGCCTTAAAGAAAGCATTTTGGTATAATTGTTCCTGTTCTTTTTCATCTTTAATCTCTCCAATAGGTTTACCTGAAATATTTTGTGCTTCTAAAGCCTCAAGTTCATCCATAAGATCTAATTGATTTTTTAATTCTTTAGCTTCATTTACTTTATTTTTAGCTTCTGTCATTTTGTTTTCTTCCACGAGTTGTCTAGCTTCAGCCTTTAAAATTTCAATTTGATTTTTTAGTTCTTGTCTTTTCTTGCTCATTATTAATTACCTCCAATATTTTGTATTAAAAAAGAACCTTATATAAGGTCCAATTCAATCAACAATTTTTCTTTTTCTAAATTTTTGTTATTATCAATCTGCTTTTTCTCTATTGCAAATAACTTCTTTATAGCTTCATTAGTGCTATTCACTATTGCAAATCTATTATAAGCAAAATCTTTGATATTACTTACTTCTATTTGCTTATCTTCATATAAAACACCATCTGCAAAACCATTTTTAACTGCTACATTAGCACTCATCCAAGTTTCATCATCCATCATGCTAGATATTTTATCTCCAGATAACCCTGTCTTATTCACATATGCATTTACAATAGTTTCTTTTACAGCATCTAGTATTTCTGCTGTTTTTCTCATTTCTCTCATATCACCACTAGCAATAGTGAGTGGATTATGTATCATCATAATTGCAACTGGCGACATAAGCACTTCATCTCCTGCCATGGCAATTACAGAAGCTGCAGACATAGCTTTTCCATCAATTTTAACGGTTACTTTGCCTTTATGCTCTTTAAGGGCATTATAAATTCCTGCTGCTGCAAATACATCCCCACCATAACTATCAATCCATACTATTATATCTTTCCCTTTGTATTTACTTAATTCATCTTTAAATACATTTGGTGCAGTATGCTCAATTTCAAACCATTCATATATCCAAGCATCATCATTACTTACAATTTCACCTTCAATTCGCAATTCAACACTTTCTGTATTATCCTTTTCATTTTTTATGGTCGCAAAATTCCAGAACTTCATTACTTGTCACCCCCCTTCTCATATGCAGCACCAGCTTTTTCAATAGGTGTCATAGTTCCATTTACAAGCAGTTGGTCACCACCTTCTTTGGGCTCTAATTCTTCAAGTGCTCTTACTTCATTAGGTGTAATAAAACCTGCTTGAATGCCTATTCTGTATGCCTCGTATCTTGTTTTTATATCACCCCTTAAAATTACATCTGCATTAAACTTCATATAGTAGCCTTGCTGTATCTCTTTTGTAGTGAAAAGCTTATATGTAAGCTCGTCCTCATACATTTTTAAAATAGCCATCAGAGTATCCGTATAAAACTCCCTGTTAGCTTCACTAGTGCTTGCATAACTTGCTTTTTGCAAATCGTTCACCTGATGTAGCTTTATGCCATATGCTGCAGTCAATTGCCTAATCGTCAAATTAGTATTTTCTAAAAACTGCGCATCCGTCATTTTTAAACTAATAGGCTGATATTGAAAGCCTATTGGCAGTAAACTAACTTTATTTGCATTTTTAAGCCCATTTGACATCTGCTCAAACTTTTCTCTAAATGTTTGTTCAGCCTTTGAGTTCAAATCTCCTACATATTGAATTATTCCTTTGATTTGCATGCCATTTTTATAGCTATTATTAAGAAACATACTTGAACTTTTAGCATTCTCTATACTATTTCTAAGAGTTTCAATAGGGTTTATGCCAGCTATACCATTAGTTGTAAGCCCTTTGAAATGTAGTAAATCAGTAGATTCTATTCTATATTGATGTCCTAAATTATCAGTAAATACATACCAAATTTTATTTTTAGAGCTTAGCAACCCTACATCATCAACATATATCTTCACTTTTGCGCTATCCAAAGGATATAAGCCTAAAATAGTACCTGCTTTTCTGCCTACTTTTACTCTGTCTATCCAAACATAAGCATTTCCATAGATATTTCTTTGAGTTTCTATACACTTCCAAAAATCACTTGCACTCATATATGGGTTTGGTCTCAATTTAAGCATTGAATATAGATAATGTTCCTTAGCTTTTCTTGTACCATTGCTATCCTTGTATACTTTCAAAGGGAGTTTACTTACAGTCTCTGCTAAAATTTTAATGCAAGTATAGACTGTAATTTCATTCAAAGAGTTTTTACCACTAATATTCAATTCATCTGTACTTAATCCCATTTCTTCTAACCATTGCGAAAGACTTTGCAAGCCATCAATAGTTTCATTCTTAAAAACTTGTTTTTTTCTGCTAAATATCAATATTTATCACCTCCTTAGAGGATATTTACTAAAATAAATGCCTAGTCCAAACAAAGTAACTCCAGTAGCATATAATCCTGCTATTTTAGACAATAAAAAAGTAGCTATAACTATTATTGTTAAGCCACCTAAAATCAATATATCTTCAATATATTTTTTTATAATTTTCATTCTATACACCCCATAACTTATTAAGAAATTCTATATCCGCATATTTATTTACATCAATGCCCGTTTGTTTATTATTCATCTTCATCATTATCTTGTGAATATCTATAGCAGCATCTATTGGGTCAATTCTTTCCGTTCTGTGCTCTTTATCTATTTTTATTTCTCCAAAACTATTTCTAGTAATTACAGCATTGACACCGCAGAATTTAAATAATCCATCTTTCTTATTGTATTTTACAGTACCATTATCTACACTTAATTTAAAATCTTCTGTTGGAGTGTTTAGAGATTTAGCTGATTGTTTTATTTCTATACAATCAACCCCAAAACTTTCTAAATCACTTAAAAAAGCGTCAGCATTATGCGGGTCATAAGCTATTACTTTAAGTTTTAAATCATATTTTTCAATAAGTTCTTTAAAATAACTTATTATATATTTATAATCCGTTTTAATTCCTCCGAGTGTCTCTGTTAGAGTTATTAATCCTTCATTTGCCCATACGTCATATGGTGCATTATCTGTTCTAATATGTTCGGCTAACCTCATTTTAGGCATGAAAGAATGCTGATGAAAAAAATATGCAGGTTCTCCATTTTCTAAGAAAAGAAATTCTAATACTCCTGAAGTTAAATCTCCTCCACTGGATAAATCTAGCCCTAATCCACACTCTTTACCTCTGAAATCTTCTAAAGTTAAATCGCAAGCACACTTTTTCCAGTTATCTATATTAAGATATTGATTATCAGAATGTTTGTACCAAATATTAAGGGCTTTCGTTAAAAAATCTCTTAGGTCACTCCCCCCCATATCTTTTGCAGTCTTCCCTACAGCTATAAGATTTTCTAAGTCTTCTTTATCTTTACAGACTAAAGGATTGGCTTTAACCCAATTTTGCGGATTCCAAATATCATCTTCTTTATCCATCTGTGCTATATAAATAAATTGCTTATCATTGCTGAACACTCCTTCTAAAACATTCTTGCAATATTCCCAAAGTTTATAACATGGACTATTAAGATTAAACCCAGCAGTAGTTATAACGGATATCAAACTTTGTTTCATCTTTCTAGTTCCACCTTCAAGCAATTTATACATCTGATTATCTTTATGGGCATGGTATTCGTCAACTATTCCCAAAAGCGGCCTAAATCCATCTATGCTTTTAGTATCTTTCCCTAAAGCTTTAATGGTCGAATTAGTTATAAGACAATCTATTGTACTCTCATATTCTTTTATTTTGAATAATTCTTTTAAATCGTTATCCGCATTTATAAATTTAACTATCTCTTTGAAAACGATTTTGGCCTGATCCATTTTTGTTGCAGTACAATATATCTGTCCATACTTATACCCATCAAAATTACCATAGTATGTTGCAAGAATACCATTAAGAAATGACTTACCATTCTGTCTGCCTAATTGTATATATGAGTTTCTAAATCTCCTGTAACCAGTACCTTTAGTTACCCACCCGTTGATTGAGCCTAAAATAAAATCTTGAAATCCTTCCAATTTTACAGGTGTCTCTTCTTCGCCTTCAGCAATTGTGAGTGTTTCAGCGAAATCTATTATTTTAAGTGATTTTTCAATATCGAATTCATATTTGAAAGTTGCTAATTTACTTCTTTCTAAATCATCTAAATGTCTTTGACAAGCTAATCTTACATACCTTCCAGCAAATTCTCTGCCTTCAATAACATCTTTAGCATATTTGGTAACTCTATCTATCACATAGAATCACCTCACATAAATTTAGCAAATTTATTTTTAGGTTTTTCATCTTCACTTTTAGGAATTACTAATTTACATCTACTAGAAATAGTTAACCCTAAATCTCCTGCTGCTTGTCTTGCCATTTTAAATAGTTTCTCTTGCATAAGCAATAAACCGTAATATTTTTCATTTTCTGGACTCATTCTAATAGCTTTCTTAACTACCTTTTGATACTGATATTCTGCTATTAAAAATCTTGCTAATGCTTCACAATCTAAATTGCTCATTATGCCAATATTAATAAGTTCTTTAGCTATACGATTAAATTCTTCTTGCAATTCCTTAGGCAAGTAAGAAGGCGACTCAACATTATCTGCTGGAGCTTTTACTTCTGTATTTTTTCTCTCCTCTATTTCCTTTTTAGTCAAATGTTTTTTTCCTTTAACTAACAGTAAATCAGTTGGTTGTCTTGGTCTTGCCACCCATTCTCACCACCTTTCAAAATTTTTATTTAGGGAATTTCTGCGGAAGAAAAGAGGGCACGCGGTCTTGAGCCATTTACTTAAAACTTTTTCAATCCCCCCTACCCCTTTACTGCAACGAATTAAGTTCTAACATCTTAATTACAAACCTTCCAATAACGTTCTCTAGTTCTTTTTTAATATCTTCTCCATTATTTTCTTTTTCTTTTAGATTTAATAATTCATCTATAATATCAACCGCTTCTTTAAAAGTGTTCCTCATTTTTATTAATTCTTTTACATCATTCATTTTATTTCAACTCCTTATGTCTTTTCTGATGACAACTCTCACATAAACATACTAAGTTATCTACATCTAATCTTTTATCCCAATCTTGTTTAATCGGCACAATATGATGTACTGTATCGTAAGGTGTTATTCTATTTTCCTTTAAACAGTCCTGACATAAAGCATGGTCTCTAACTATAGCGACTTGTCTTACTTTTACCCATTCTGCACTATGATAGAATTTACTATACTTAATGTTATCTTTGCTATATCTAACATGTCTATCATATTGCTTATTGCTTTCTCTTCTTTCTTGCTCATACTTCTTCTCGCATTCTTTGCAATACTTTTGATTGTAGTCTATTATTTTTCCACATGCACAAGTTTTCTTTAGTGCCATCCATCTCACTCCTGTTTTTTTCTTTTATACTATTTCAAAAAAAGAAAAAAGCCTGTTGGGGGTACAGGCTCTTAATATTAAGGAGCAACTTTTGTCCATTAGCGACTATTCGATCTTGACCCAAGCAAAAACCTCACGATGCCGGTCTTGTTGAATATTGATGCTAATTTTTATTTCCTTTTCAATAGCAGTTAATGAAAAAGTGTATGAGCTTGTCTCATTTCCTGCTAAATAGTGGATTTCTTATTTACTATTATATCTCATAGTTTAAGCTATAAAGTTTCGTTTTTGTTTCAACTTTGTTTCACAAAAATTATAAAACTTTGCAATATCTTTAACTATATTTTTTCTTCTTCTTGATTCTGTTGCCTTGCTTGTATTTAATCTTATACTTATTTCATCTAAAGTTTTTTCATGTCCATATTTATATTCTATAAAATCTTTTGCTTCATCTGATAATTTAGATAAAATATAGTTCATATCTGATATTCTTTCTTCCATTAAAGTTACTTTTGTCTTCAATTTTAATATCTTCTTTACTGTTTTAACAAGTTCTTCCTCTATTTTTTCAATTTCTCTAACTAATTCTCTTTCTACTAAACTATCTGTATTGCTCGTTTGAACATTTATTCCATCATAATTAACAGCTGAAATACTTACTTTTAAAGTTATATCCGTAGTACTTAGTATATATTCAAGTCTATTTTTCTTACCTTCTAAAGATATTATTTTATATTTAATCCTTTCTATCTCTTTTTTATCCTTAAAATATCTATATAACATTCCTTCTATTTTTCTAAAAACCTCATCTGTTATCATTTTTTATATCACCCCTTTTTCTCTAGCTTATTTTCTTTAGTTTCCTAAGTACATCTTCTCCTAACAAATCCCCTATAGTAATTTTTATATCTGCTTTTTTATTAAGCTTTTTAATTTTTTCCTTTTTCATATCATAATCTTTTCTTACCTTTTCAATTTCTATAGCCATACTTTTACTCATTTTATATATGCAGCTAGATTTTATATATTTATCACATGTTTTTCTTAAACTGCATCTTTTGTTATAGCACATTTTCTCACCCCTTATGCATATAAGGCTCTTAGTTATATTTTAAGAGCCTTATATAAATTACTATTCCACTTCTTCTATAGTTACTTTAAATGCCTTACCCCTAAGCATTATAAGTCTTACAGCTTGTCCTATATCTGATTCTGGAATATCAAACTTAACTCTCATTCCATCATTTCCAGTATTAATAGCACTTTGTATTTGTGGTATAGATGCCATAAATTCAATTTTGTTATTCATTTAAAATTCCTCCCCTTATTATTTATTTAATCTTTTATTAACTCCATCTATAAGCTTCTTGCCTTTTCATTACCCAACTTCCTTAATGTCTATTTCAGTACGAGGATTATTTTTATCATAATCTCCTTTTAAAATTAAATCTATATTATTAAAGCTATCATCTTCTAATACTCCTGATTTAACTAATCCATCTAAAAGAAATTTACCTGAATAGTTATCTGGATCATGCCTTCTTCTATCTTTAAAATAATATGTAATCTTAACTATTGCTTTTTTTATAGGAACAGGAGGTTTGTTTTTAATCCCTGCCCTTACTAACAATTCCCACTTTTGCTTTTCTACTCTATATTTTTGAAACGAATGACTATTTCCCATATATTTATTATTAGAAGGTGGTATATCTTTAATTATTACTTTTATTTCCTGCATAACTCCTCCTAAAACTTAACTTCAAATTTCCCTGGCTTAACTTCTACATCTAAACCTTCTATTTCTAGCACCTCACCAGTCACTTTATTAATTATCTTTCCATCTGCTATTGTTAAATTCTTCTTAAGCTCTCCCCAAGCTAAATCTTCTTTAGTTTTTATATACTCTTTATATCCTTCTAACTTTTTAATATTTTCTAGAACTTTTTCTTTATCTACTTTAAAGTCTTCTTTATCTTTTTTTAAAATTAATTTCCCACTTGGTAAACTATAAGATTTTTGAGTTTTAGTTTCCTTCATTTTCACAGTCTTAACATATTCTCTTAGTTTAGCTTCAAAGAATGATGTTTCATTCTCCATTTTCTTTTTTTCTTGTTCGAGAGCTAATTTGATTTGTTCTATTTTAGCAAGTGCTACCTTTTCAAATCTTTTATATTTCTTCTCTAGCTTCTTTTATCTTTTCAAGTGCCCAATCAGCAGTTAAATCATTTTCTATCTTCCAAGTTTCTTTTTCTTCCTCTTTTACTTCTAAAAACATATCTGATAATCTAAAATTTTCATTCATTTTATTTTCTTCCTCCAATCTATAATTATTAATATTCTTGCTAATCCTTTACCTTCTATTGTATTTTCTGTTTCAACCTTTCGTAAAGAATAAGGTATGTACCCTATTCTTCATATCCCATTAAAACTCTATAAGCTAAATAACTATTACCATCTGCTAATTCTTCTATTGCTCTATGATGTCTATCCAGTAATTCCCTATGTTCTAAAATCAATCTATATAAGCCTTCAATACCTAGTTCTCGTGCTTTTTCATCTATCTCCTTTTCCTCTATCTCTATTTCTTTTTCCCACTTTTTTTCTTGCTCTAATCTGAATTTCAATAGCTCATCTTTATATTCTTCAAAACCCTCAGTATCTTCTATGTCCCAACATGGATCATCTAGCCAACCTTTTTTTAATTTTTCAACATCTGTTCTTATCATTTTTCTTTCTACCTTTGCTTTCATCTTTACCTCCCTATTATTTTAACTAACTCTCTATCTGATACATTAAGTATTTCTTGTGCTGCTTCTTTTTTAGTGCAATTTGTATTTTGTTCTATCTTAACTGCTAAGTCTATAATATCTACTTTAGTAATTTGCATTTACTTTCAGCTCCTTTTGTCTTTTTATAGCTTTAAGATAATGTGTTCTATAATTTCTAGCAGCAACTTCACTTATGTTATATTTTTTAGCAAGTTCCTTAGCAGTTAATCCTAGTCTAATATCTACTCTCATTTTTCTTAATTTCTCTTTACTTTTCATTAGTTCTTCCCCCTCAAATAATCTTATTACATTAAACAAAATTCCCATTTTACTTTCTTTTAAGCTCCTATCCTAACATTAACCTCTGGTATCCAATTTTTTATAAAATTAAAAGCCATGGCATAATCCTTTTTAAGTATATCTCTATAACTAGGAACTCCTAATCTTTTCTTTATATCTCTGTGTATAGCTTGAAAATATTTATTTTTATATATTTTATATGCTTCCGTTTCCTTTCCACCAAGCAATTCAATAATTCTGCATTTTACAGCAAACTGTATCTCTTTAGCTTGGTTATATGTAAGAGTTATTTGAGTTTCTACTTTTTTATCTACATTTTCAATTTTCTGATTTAGTTCTTGTTGAGATTCTATAAGAAGCCCTATTTGCTGATTCATCAATTTTAAAGCTTCAAGTGAATTATTGGTAGGAACTAATATAGCTTGTCTTCTTCTTAAAGATTTCAATATTTTTCTAACCCATGATCTAAACTCTTTTGCTTTTTCTGTTTTTGCTAACATTGTTACTTCATAAATTCCATCTTCATTGAATACTCTTGTTTCTCTAATTCCTGCTTCCGTAACCAAATTGATTACGGAAGAAAACTCACTATTTTTAAGGTGCTCATTTCTATTTACTAAATTCCCAATGCTTACTCTAGGATTTGAATAATCTAATGCTTGTCCTAATTGTTCAGCAGTCATAAATATTTCATCATTACTACCTTGATAAAAATCACATTTTACAGTTCCAAAATTTTCACTTCTTACAATTTTAAAATTCTTCATTTTCCCATCTCCTTTCTAGTTTTTCTTCTCATTGAATTTACTCCTATCAAAGCTGGCACTCGTTCTGTGCTGGTTTTCATATTTCTATATTTTTCAAGCTCTTCATCAGATAATTTATAAGTTACAAGGCTATTATCTACAAACTCTTTTACTCTCTTAGCATGTTCAACTTCCTTTTCCCAAGAAATAATTCCAGTAAAAGCATCTTTCATCACTTTTAATCTCCCCTTTTATTTTTAAATAACTAATTTGTATAACCTATGATTAAGTTTTTCTCCTACAAACTCAATGGTTCTATCTTCACACATTTGAATTATTCTACTTCCAATAGCTTCATCTAAATCCAAAAGTTTATTTACTGTATATTCACTAGATACTATAATCGGAGCTCTTTTTAAATACCTGTAATTAATAATTTCAAACATAACTCTTGCATCTGCATCATTTAAAATTTCATTTCCTAATCTATCTTTGTATGTTGCTTTCTTGAATAGATCATCTATAAGAAGTACACTAGCATTTTTATATGGATTGATAGCATTTGAATAATTTATTTCATCATTTGCTACCTGTTTAATTTTCACTATATCTTCTCTATATTGCATATATAAAACTCCTATATTTTTGCTCATTAGATTATTGGCTATTGCTATTGATAAATGAGTTTTTCCTGCTCCAACTTGTCCCAAAAATGCTATACTGTTCTTTTCTGTATTTCTTATTTCATCAAATTTTTTAATATAATTTACTGCTTTTTTCTTAGCTTTTTTCAAAATATCTATCCCTTTATCACTATAATTTCTAAAACTCTTTTTTCTAAAAGCTTCAGATATTCCACTATTTTTTAAAATTCTTTCATATTGCTTTCTCTCTCTGCACTCACAAAATACCATAGCATCAAGTTCTGAATTATATATCATTTCTCTATCCTTACACTTAGGGCAGTTAAAAGATTCCGTTCTCTTCCATCCATCTATCAAGTTCTTCTCCTTCAAGTTCTGCGAGTTCATCACTGATTTTTGACTTTGGTAGCTTGTATCCTTCAAAAGTGCTTCCACTCTCTTTTTTAGCATCATCTCTATATCCATTTCTTACAATTCCTCCCCCTTGTTTTTTACTGTTTTTTCTATCTTGATAATCTCGTATATGAGCTTTAACTGCTTCTAGTGTAGTTAATCCTTTAGAATGCCAATCTTGAAGTAGTCTTTCTATATAACTTAAATTTCTACCGTTCCTCTTTACAGCTAGTCTTATAGCTTCAATAATTACTCTATAATCTATTTGTAAATCTTCTAAGTAATAAATTATTTCCTGAACTTCTATAGGTGTAATCGGATGTATGTTTTGATTAAATGTTTTTATTATTTCTTTGAAACCTTCATCATTTTGGTATGGTTCTTGCTTTTCTTCTTTTTCTTTATTTATTATATTAGTATTATTATTTAGTATTATTTCCGTGCAGTTTTTTGACATCTTGCTGTCTAGTTTCTTTACAACTTGCTGTCTAGTTTCTTTACAACTAGTTTGCAAGTTTCTATCAATCTGTTGATTTTCCTCATTTTCTTCCTGTTCAGTTTTTTTACTTCTAGTTTTCAAGTTATTGTCAATCTGTTGATTTTCCTTTCCTTCAAGTATGCTTATTAAATATTCTGCCGAATCAAGAATTTTAAAATATCTAGTCGCGGGAACTCCTTTTATTTTAAAATCAATTAAATTTAATTCTTTTAATTTTTTTATAACTTTACTTTGTTGATACTTACTTAACGTTGTACTTTCTTCCATATCTTCTATTGTGCTGTAAAAGTAACCTTCTTCATCTAGTTGTTTTTTTTCTAAGAAGTAAATATATTTGCTTAATAATTCACTATAAAAAATAGTTTCTTGAAGACCTATTTCTTTTGCTAATTTTTTATTTATAGTTATACTTCCATCTGATCTAAGTAAATTTATGAGCATTGTCATTCCTAGTTTCATATTTTCACCTTCTTTATTAAACTTTTTGTATAAAATCCGTTAATCTTGTACATAATTTAAATAAATACAATTTTATATAACTTTTAGAGAAATGGAGAAATTAATATCTCCACTCCCCCATTTAAATATTTTCACTTTCACTACTCCCACCAATTCAGCTCAGGTTCGGTGGGAGTTTTTATTTCTAACACTCCATCTACTTCTACAAATTCCAAACCTAAATCTTAATGTTCTATATCTTCTAAAAGTGATAATCTATCTATAGGATCCATGGCAACCGCTCCTAACTAAAAGTTTTACTTATATTTTTTTGACACGATATACATAATTCTTTACCAAATTTATTTTTAGAAAATATTGATACAGCTTGATTTATTTCTGTTTTACACTCACTACAAATCATTTTGTTTTCTGTAGTTTTTGAAACATCTTGTCCCATTGATTCATTGTTTGGTTCACATGGTTCCAGTATTTCGATTTTTTTCTCTCCTCCTCTTTCTCTTTCTTGAGCTGATTGTGTTTCTTCACCCATTTGCTGATTCTCGCCATCTCCTCCGCCATGGCATTGAAAGGGCAATTCTCCATCTTCTACAAAATCATCTTCTGTATAATCAAAGTTCTCTTCATCTATCAAATTCGCATCCATAAATCCTTCTGCCGTAATCTTTTTCACACATCTGTTATAAGCTCTTGTTGCTGCCATTACATCTAAAAAGCCATGTATTGTGCTCATTTTTACATTTTCTTTATTTGCTATAGCAGTTTCACTTACCTTAAGTCCATCTCCAAATATTATTATGCATTTATTCAAAGCAGTTCCTTTTGGAGTTGTAAATGCTGCCATATCATAATCACGTTCTTTTAAAATTTTGTCCAATAATTGAGGCGGTAAATTTAAAAACTTTTGCATTTCTTCCGGTCCTTCATGTGCATAAGATACTGGTATACTTAGTATTGCTTTTATTCCACCTCGTTTATTTGCTACTTCTTGAAGTTTTAAACTTAATCCACCTTTACTTATATATGGTTTTCCGCCCATGTTTACCATATAAGGAGCCATTCCTTCTATATTTAATATTCCTTCATAACTGCTTATTTTTTGTAGTGCTGCCATGGCGTTTTTATCCTTTTTAAATTCAGTTAAATTATTTGACATTTCCCATACCCCCTATGCTAATATTTCAATTTCTTCACTTTCATTACCAAGCTTGTCCTCAAGCTTTTCTATAGCTTGTACACTTAAAGTAAGTAATCTATACATTTCAGTATCCTCTAACATGAATCTTTTTTGATTAATCATCATCTTTAGTTGCTCTAAAGTCATTTTCATCACCTCGTTTTTGTGATATAATTTGAGTACGTTAAATTTTTCAAATGTTTTTAATTAAAGCCTTTCAAATTGCGAGTTCGAAGGGCTTTTTCCCTTTTTGCCACCTCGTCTTTTAATTTAGAAACTAACTCTTTTGCTTTACAGCTAAAAACTAAACCCTCTTTTAAAACCTCAAATTCCTTATTTTGCTTTATGTTTGTAATAACATACATTTGCTACACCTCCTTCCTATTCTTGTTTAGTTCATCTTCTAATTTTTTAAAAACTTCATCTAAAACTTCTAATGGATATTTATTTTTTAAAATTCTTATAAAAGCTTGAGCTTTTCTTCTTTCAAATTCTTCTAAATTTTCTTTAGCTGGTGGCACAACTGTAACTTTTTTTATTCTGTTCACATTCACATCACCAACCCTCCTTTACAAATTTTATGAATTTTAAAATTTGTCCTATTCTATTATCATTTCAAAAATCTCATTGAAGTTGTTTAATATTTCTTTAGCTTGTATTTTAGCACCAGTCCAAAACCAAGTATTTTCGCTTTTCCCTTTATTTCTTTTAATACATTCTTCAGAATGACTTATTTCTTGTAGAAGGCTTTCTTTAAACTTTAGGAATTTTTCTTTTTCCTTTTTAGTCATATAAATAAATCGCCTCCCAACACTTACCACTATTTTTGTAATTGCTTATATGAGATAATATAGTTAAGCAGTAGATTGGCCATTATACAATTTGTATAGTTTTGTGTTAAAAAAAATTTCATCTATTGTAGAATCAAATAGATCAGCAATTTTTTTTGCTAATTCTAAGCTTGGGTTTCTCTCACCTCGTTCAATCATTCCATAAAATACAGGTGTTATTTCTAATATTTCTGCAACCTCTTGCTGTGTAAGATTATTTTTCTTTCTTAATTTTTGTAATAATTCTCTTTTCATAGTATACCTCTTTTCTATACATTTCGTATATACGTCAAGTGTTTTTATACATTTTGTATGTGTATGTTTTAAAAAACTATACAGAATGTTATAATTCAAATATAAAATAAATTATTATAAACAAATTGTATATAATATCTGGAGGGAATATATGTTTAGCGAAAGATTAAAACAATTAAGAAAATCTATGAAGTTAACTCAAAAAGAACTAGCAGAAAAATTAGGACTGTCTCCTGGAGCTATAGGTTTATACGAACAAAACAGACGGACTCCTGATATCGAACTACTTAACAAAATAGCTACTTATTTTGATGTAACTGTAGACTATCTATTAGGTAGAACTAATAATCCTACTACAGTTAGAATCGAAGGAGATAAACTCCCTAAAGAACTAAGAGAAATAGGTATAGAATATTTGACAATAGCTAAAGAAATGGCTGATAAGGAAATACCTCCAGAGGACATCAAAAAAATAATAGATGTTTTAGTAAATAGAAATAAATAAAAAATGGCAACTATTTAATTATTGTTGTCATTTTTTATTTATTTAGAGTTATTTTTTTTGATTTTCATAGAAAATAATGGTATAATTTCTTTGAATATACAGAATATATAATATATACAAAAGAAAGGAGTTTTGCCAATGAAAAAAATTTTAAAATGGGGATTAATTGCATTTATAGGATTGATTATTATTTGTGCAATAGCTGGGGGCGAAAATGATAATCCTAATGAATCATCTGAACCTGCTTCTGCAACAGCAACTGCTACTCAAGAAGAAACTATTGTTACAGAAACTGCAAATTATATTGTAGATGATGGTATGTATAAAGTAGGTACAGATATTCAACCAGGAGAATATCTGATTGTTGCTGACGGAATGGCCTATTATGAGTTAGATAAAGATTCAAGCGGAAATCTTGAAAGTGTTATATCAAATGATAATTTTACTATAAACAGATATATACAGATAAAAGAAGGAGAATACTTAAAACTAAAAAACTGTAAACTATATGCAGTTGATAAAGCTCCAGAATTAGCTGTAAAAGAAATGTATAAAGTTGGATATGATTTACAAGCTGGAGAATATAAAGTTGTAGCTGAAGGCATGGGTTATTATGAAGTTGCAAAAAATGCTAGAGGCGGAGTAATGAATATAGTTGCAAATGAAAATTTTGAAGGTGAAACTTATATAACAGTACAAGATGGTCAATACTTAAAACTTCAAAATGCTAAATTAAAATAA